GCGCGCTCAACGCGGGCGTGAACGGTGCGAAATAGCCACCAGACGACCACTCCTGCGCCGCCGGCAGCCGTGAGCAGCCAACTGTTCAAAACGTTGAGATCCATCGGGCTTCCAAAGAAAAAGCCGCACTAGGCGGCTTGGGGTTGCAATACAAAAAACTTCTTGCGTTTGCGATACCGTATTAGTATCCTTCATATCGTCATAACAACAAACGACGAACGGAGCAAACGCAATGAAACACACGACACCGACGTTAAACACCCGGTTTAGCTGGCTCGCCATGCTTGGCAGGCGAAAAATTTTGTCCGCCTCGGATACTGTCACGGTATCTGTTGCGTGCGCGTTCGTGGTCTGCGCAACGCTGATGCTGTCCGCTTGCGGCGGCGGTGAATCGCCTGCGAAGCCTGCCACGGTGAAAACGGTCGCTCCAGCGCTGATCCCTGCGTCCGCTGCATCTGCTGCTGAGCCCGCATCTGCGCGTGGCTCGACTGATCAGGCTGCGTCAGCGCCCGTTGCAGCGTCCTCGCCTGCGCCGGCATCGACTCCGGTCGCACCCGCGCCTGCATCGACGCCGGTCGTCAACATCGACGTCTATGGCGACGATTCGGCGATGGGCCTATCCAGCTACGGCGCGTTCGGCTTGCCGACTATCGTTAAGCCTGCCTCGGCAAGTCTTCAAGACTCGTTGCAAAAGATGTTCAACGATACCGGCATCCAGATAGCGAACCGCGCAACTGGCGGCCGTGCTGCCAGCATCGGAAACCTGCTAGACGGAATGGACGGAGGCGGCCCTGCGTTCGCCCAGAGGCTCGCGGCGACGCAATCGACCATCGTCCTGATCAGCTATGGCTTGAACGAGCAGTACGGCGGCGAGTCGGTTTCCGAGTTTAGCGGATACCTCGCGCAAGCAATCCAGACCATCCAGTCCGCCGGCAGAATACCTGTTCTCGAGACTCCATCGCCAACGTGCGACAGCGATCATCCGTTCACGGCTGACTATGCCTCCGCCATTAAAGCGGCTGGGGTGGCGTATGGCGTACCGGTGGTCGATAACTACGCCGCAATCTCTTCGCTATCTGGGTGGCAGAGTCACATGGATGTGACATGTACACTGCCGGACGAGACGTTGCAGGCGTTCACGGGAACTCAAGAACTGAAGGTCATCGCGCCGCTAGTCCAATTGCTAATCAAATAGCGAACAAGCCCAGCTTCACCCATCTTTTCACTGAATAACAATGGCGCGCGACGCCATAGGATAGTCGCGCGCCTACGGAGCCAAAAAATGAACAAGAAAGCAGCAATTATCGTTTTTTTCGTATCGATTCTTACCGCATGTGGTGGCGGCGGAGGAGGAGGAACCGCCTCTGCAGAGACAAATACATCACAGCAAACGTCGCCGAAACATGTGACAATCCTCATGCGCGGCGACAGCACTAACTTCGGATTCAATCCTCAAGACTATCCGACGCCGCCCAGCCAGACCCCCAATAACCCAGCTGTTTTGATGCAGAAGGATATGGACGCTGCATTCGGTGCAGGACGTGTCACCGTCATTAACGCGGCGCGATCTGGATCAACTCTGTCAAATGATATAAACGGCTGGGGAGACTGGCCGTCTCTGCAAACCATGCTGGCGCAATACAAGCCAAATCTCGTTTTGACCAACAGCGAGTTGAACGACCGGAACACGCTTGACGATGCACAGTACAAGGCGAATCTTATCCAATGGATTCAGATAGTTCAGGCATCGGGCGCGCGGCCTATATTGCAGGAACCCAACCCGACATGCCCGAACATTCTGACGACCCGCAATGACCAGGCGTTTGTGCAGGACATGAACGACGTTGGTCAACAGATGAGCGTTACTGTCGCTTGGAACTGGTATTCCTGGTTCAGCACGCAAGACTGGTGGGTGACAAACCTGCAAAATGACTGCGTTCACCCTACCGACGCAGGGTATGAGTCAAAAGAGCAAAACTATTTCAAGACTCTGCAGCCGATCGTGGGAGCTATGTTGAAATAATGCGTCAAAAGGATTTTGCTGCGTCGCCTTGCAACCTAGTGGCGACGCAGCGTTGAATGCCAGATGGCCGTCACTGCATCACCGCCTTCCTGTACACTCCAAAAACAAAGTCAGGACTTAGGAAGCCATTCTCTTCGTACCACTGCTCCATATCCTGAAGGACCCGTATCAATCGCGAATCGCGCGGGCTGCTTTCGTCGAAGTTGTCGGCTATGCCATCGAATATGTGATTCAACAGCGAACCGCCCAGCGACTTGAGTTCCAACTCTTCGAACTCAGCCTTAAGAACCGGCAACAAATCTTCAGAACGAACAGCTTCAGACGGGTCTGATGCGATTACCTCTTTCGCGCTGGGTCGTCTTATTGCTACCTTGATGCTTTTCTTCCCATGCACCCTATAACGAGTCGGCAGCAGCGACAACAGACTGTCCGACAGGGACGCTTGCTGATCGGTCCATTGGTGGCGGTTTGGTCCAACAAAGTCAACGATCAACAATAGACCATTGTCCTTGAGGGATTTTTTGACCTGAGCCAGACAGCCCTCGACGTTTTCCACATGGTGGAGTGAGTGAAAGAACACGCCGATGTCGTATTTTCCCTCGCCGAAGGAACCCTGATTCAGGTCGGCCTCGAAGTATTTCAGCTGCCCGGCACCGATCTCCGCCGCCTTCGCATTTGCTGATTCGACAAGACGTGGATTCAACTCGAAAGCGTCTATCGACGCCGATGGGAACCACCCCATCTGAAAGAGGGTTCTCTCCAAATGACCGCCGCCAGCACCAAAGCTGGCGATTCGCAAGCCAGAATTATCCCCAACATACTTTTCTTTGAAGTAGTGCAGGAAATGGTAATCATCTTTTCCTGTGATTCGGCGATTGTAGTAAGCATGCATTGCTTGCAATGAGCCTACGTTATTCGCTCCGAGTCTTTTGACGTGGCCGTCATCCACCAAATGGTTCCATGCCTCGGAAGCTTTACGATGTAGCTGCCCGCCGAACAGTCTATCTAGAAAACCGCGTAATACTACAAATCGAGCCCTGCGCATACCGACATCATCGCCTGACATGTGTCAAATCCTCTCAAATTCCACGGAACCTATCCCGCTGGAAGGCTTTGCAACAAAACCAGCCCCTTTGCAAAATTCCGAGAGTATATATGAACCACAAATCATGAAGTCGGGGCGGGCCACGCATCTCGCGCTGGACCCGCAGGGATCGTGCGGTAGTAAGCAGACCACCGCTCGTCGCTGCTATCAATCTCTCCCTGGTTGGGCCATGCAGAGGGGTCTTGCGGGCAAGAGAATGCGGAGATTACGGTTTTTTCAGTGCTATCGGAAAACTGAACAAAGATGGTTGCCATGTCGACGTCCGTCAGAACGAGTAACGTTCAAGGTTGAGGCCCCACGAAGGGGCGCCGGCAGTTGCCGTAAGCGTGTAATAGATCGTTTGTGGAGTTGAAATAAGCACTTCGGCAGTGCCAGCCATACCTTGTGCACCAGTGAAGGTTCCTCCAATGATGGCCTGATCAGTGCCAGCCAAATCGGCATAAATGCCGGCGTTCACAGTTGCGGCAGTGCCAGTAGTGAACGATGAGTAGCATTTGATCTTTGTCGTGTTTTTCGGAAACGCCGTCGTGCCAAATGCCGTGGGACTTGCGTTGCCGGAAGACGTGCTCAAGATAGAGACGTTGACTACTGCAATATCACGATCACGCTGGGTTCCGATGTTCAACTGACCACTGGCATTGGTACGCCACACGCTTACCAGCGCGCTCGCCGTGTAACCGGCTGGCATGTTTGCGCCACCGTACACGTTGGGCTGTGCAGCTGCTGTCGCATTGGTCGCCAGGAGCGCACTCGCCCCCGTCGTCGGGTTGTAGATCGCATACAGCGCGACAAAGCCCGATGCCGGAGCCGTGCCCGTATCCATCCCGCCCGCGCCAGTCGTCGCGAGATTGATCGTCTTGCTGAAGTTGGCGAGGCAATAGCGGACGCCGCCCAGCGCAGTCTCAACAATGATCTCGTCTGCGGTCAGCGTGGCCGTAGCACTCGCTGCAGTAACCGACATCGCCAGATTCCGCGCCGAGCCCACAACACCCGCTACCTGCCCCATCTGCGGAGCATGCTGGCTCTGCGTGGCGGGGGCGACTTGAACAGCGCCGCCGGTCGAATCGATCAGCACATACGATCCGCCGCCGATCGAGCTATTCCACTGCAACCAGACATCGCCGTTGACCGCAGTTTCGCCACCTTGCAACGCCGAGTGAGCAGAACCGACCACGGCAACCGCGCCGAGGCCATCGTTGAACGTCAGCGCGCCAGTGTTCGCGGCCGGCGCCTTGTAGCGCAACACCATGCCGTCAGTGCGCGTCGTGATAGGCGGGCTGAATGCAGCGACGTGCGCGTTTGCCGTACCGGTCGCAACCGCATACAGGCCGTTCTGCTGGATCATCGACAGCAAACTGGCCGTCAGGAAAGGCGCGCCGCTGTACTGGCTGATGTTGGCCGACGTGATAGTCGAGGCGCCAAACGGCACTGTGACCACCCACAAGCCATTGAAGCCGGCGTCGGGCGTCGGCGTGATCTGCGAGCCGGTCGTAGCTGCGACGCCGGCCTTCAACTGAAGCTGCACCGTGTTGTCGCGCGCGGTCGTCTGGGACGTGCCGGTGCCGTTCGGCCCGTTGTATGCTTGCGACGGGTTCGACGCATTGTAGTAAGGCAGCACAGTCGATCCAGTGTCGACCTCTTGAAACGCGCCCTGGATCAGGTAGTTGATCGAGAAGCCAGCCGTTCCCGGCGCGGGGCACGAGAAGTTCTGCGCGTCGAGCAGGATGCCCTGCTTCATGATCTGGTGCGCGTCGGCGCTCAGCGACGACCATGCGCCAGTGTCGATCGCTTGCAGCGAGTAAGCGCGGCCAGGGTTGACGTTGACCGTCATGCCAGCCGGCGCAGTCGGCACGCACGCGAGCCCCGAGAACAGCGTCGACGTGCCGAGCATGTCTTGCAGCACGTGGCCGATTGCGGTCAGCACGTTCTTGTTCGTCAGGAGCAGGTCGGTTTCAAGAGGAACCTGACCCGCATATACGGTTTGACGCTTCATGTAATGGCTTCCACAAAAGAAAAGCCCCGCTCGATGGCGGGGCTGTATGGGTGAAATGCGGTGTCGGTCGTTAGCTGCTGATGCGCATCCAGACGATCGTTGCGGCCGGTATGACACTAGCCACTGCGGCGAATATGTCGGCGTCCGTGACCGACTGCTGAACCTGACTCAGGTCTGCGTACTCTCCGCGCGAAGCGGTGCTGTATCCAGATGGCGAACTGCCGTAGCCAGCGACGAACGGGATTCCCGTTCCAGATGGCCGGTACGCAGTCACGAACGCCTGATACTGGTGCAGCAGCGAACCGTAAGCGCCGTTGATTCCGTAGCCGGTCGTTGGGATGCCATAGCCGCCAGTATCGAGCGGCCGGCGCGGCTCCACGATGAGCGGCGCGCGCCCCGTCAGCGTCGTGAGCACCTGCACGACTGCCTTGCGCGTAGCGCGCTCGCGGAACAGGTTCACCGTGATTCGGTTGCGAAACGCGGTGTCGCTCTCCCCTGTCCTGCGCGGCAGCGTCGAGCCGAAGAAATCCGCCGATATGATGTCGAGCCAGCCGTCCGTCGCCGTGGCGATGCGCAATTGGAGCTTTGCATATGCAAGCACCGCGTACACGTTCGCGAAGATGGCCGCGAAGCCGTTGAGCAGCGCCGTCAGGATTGGCGGTGCATCGCCGAACCAGCCGCGCGGCAGGAGCGCTTGCAAGCGCCCCAACATGTCCTGCTGATCGCCAGTCGCCATTAGGTCACCGTGATAGTTGCCGCTTTCACGACAGTTTTTGCATCTGCTGTCACATCGGACGTTCCACCGTTCAGCGTCACACCTGTGACGTTCGTCACGCCCGGCGAAGCGTCATACGCGACTTGCGCGAGACGCGAATACGCCAGCGGCGTGCCGAGCGGCAGCGTGTTGATGTAGTTCTGAAGCGCGGTTTGAACCAGCGCCGCGACGGTGCTGTGCGTGTAGCCGGCTGCCGTGGCGATCGCCATTGCGACGGTTGCAGTCACGACGATCGGCTTCTTCACGTCGAACGTGCTCGTGAATGGCCGCACCGCGTCGATCGCGTTGTAGACGGTCGAAACCAGCGTGTCAGATGGCACGCCCGAGCCGTCGTCGACCACCACATAGAAATACCCGGGCTGATAGACACCGCCGTAGGTGTAGTTCTCGGTGATCGTGTATGTCAGACCCTGCTGCAGCGACGTGATCGCGTTACCGATAGCTGCTTTCGTCGCCTTCGACAGGCTCAGCAGCCACGTCTGAAACCGCGCGAGCGCGTTGGCGTCCGTCTCCGCGTCAACCGCGTTCGTGAAGGCCGCGGCGTTCGTCACCGTATCGACGCCGGGGACCGACTGGGAAAGCTGCGTGATCGTGTTGGCGAGCACATTGCCGCCGGTGCCGGCCGTTACGGCTGTCACCGTGACACTGAGGCTTGCCGCGCCTGCCGCCAGCACATAGCCTCCGAGCGCCGCGCTGTATGCAGGATTCGTCGTGTCGGTGTTGACTGTGAATTGCTGCGTGCCATCCGTCGTCTGCACGACGGTTCCGACCGGAACGACCGCCTGCGACGTTGGCGTGAAGCGCGAGAACGTCACCGTGCCGGTCGCATACGACGCAGCCAGCCGCGCAAAGCCGAAGTCAGCGAACCACGAATCGAGATCCGATCCTGTCGACGTCGATGCCCGCGTGAGCGCAAGCATTTGCAGGATCATGCCTTGCAGCCAGAGCGCGATTCCTGACGCTGCCTCGCCAAGCGCGCGGAACACGGTGCCGATGTTGAAATTCAGGATCGCGGACGTCACCGAACCCTGCACCGTAGACGCAAAGTTTTGAAGCATCTGCGTCAGCGATTGCGTCTGTACGTTTGCCATTTATTGATTGATGTCGAAGGATAGGGTCGATACCTGGCCCGTCACGGCGTCGGCATACTGGATCGTCACCGCGGCGCCGTTGTTGAACGGCGTTACCGTGACAACCGGCGTCGGGGATGCGGCGATGCCTGCAATCGTCTTGATCGTCGATTGAATCGTGCCGCGCAGCTCTGACGTGTTCAGCGTCTTGCCGATGCGCCGCGGAATGCCAGCGCCGAAGTCTGCGTGCCAGGTGTAATCTGGCGAGGCTATCGGGTTGCCGGCCGAGTCGGCTAGCTGCGGGTTCGTCATCAGCGCGCGGAGCAGTTCCTGTTGCGCGAGCGTGTCGTCTTCGGCGACCGACAGATCGCCGTTTGCAGCAATCGACAGGTCGTTCGACCAGAAATGATTGAGATCCGGCATTAGCCGCCCTTTACCGTTGATGTCATGTGGCCGCTGCCCATCTGCTGATTGGGCGCCTGCGTTACAGATCCGGTTTCGTTGTGCGTGTGCCCGTTGAAGAGCGACATGAACGCCGAGGTGACGAACTGAAGCAGGCTTTGCCCGCTCGCGCCTAGCGTGATCGCTGGAGCCGTAATCGATGCCGACGACGCAGACGTGACTGATGCCGCGCCAGTGACGTTCGCGCTCATGCTGCCGCCTACGGTGGCGCTCAGATCTGATGCCGTCACCAGCTTTACAGTGCCGTCATTGCCAAACTTCAGCGACGACCCTGCCTTGTGAACGATCCACGTCTCACCGGCCGGCACCGCCGGCGGCACGTTCACGTTCGAGAAAAACCGCCCAACGATCTTCGGTGCTGCGTTCGATCCGTCAGAAAACGACACCATCACCATGTCGCCAATGTTCGGTGCCGTCAGCACGCCGAAGCCATTTCCCACACCTACCGCGCCGAGCGGAATCCAGCCGGTTTCGGTGTAATCCGAGTCGCCAACGCCCTGAAACGTGACCTTGACCGAGTGCGTCGACGCGTTGTAGCTGCTGATCTGCGCCATGCGCGGCTTGGGAATGCGGCCGGCAGCCGCCTCCGCATGCGAGCGCATGGTGTTCGCTAGTTCGTGGTAATTCATCAGAGCGGGACCGCCTGTGAGGTTGCAGCGTGGTTCTTGCCGTGTACGGTCATCTCAAAGCCGCCGTCGAACGACATGCGGCGCACGATCTGCGACGGGTAATACGTCTGGTCGAATGCCGTGCCGGTGCCAGACACCTGAATGACCGTCTGCGCATTCAGCGTCACGTCGCCCGGAATGCGGCATGAGAACTTCATCTCGTGCGCAACGATCAGGTCGTATTTCTGCTGTGCGATCTGAAGCGCGCGCTGCTTGTCGATGTTCGGATAGAAAAACGTGAACACCTGGCCGCCGCCGGCCGTCGTCGCCTGGCCGGGCTGCAAGCTGCCGACCTTCTTCGGCGGATATGTGGCGTTGAAACCGTACTGGTTCTTGTCATTCCACGACCGAACGATGACCGTCACGCCGCGCGAGACCGTTAGCGTGCGCTGAAACTGCATGTCCTCGACGTTGCCGGCCATCGCTCGATAGTCAAGCTGCGTCGGATTGACCTGCGTCCAGACGATCGGGTAAGGCGCAGAATCGGCGGCCGGTGGCGGCCCGAAATACAGCGTCTTGTCCTTCACGGTAACGATGAAGCCTTCCTGCTGCGCGAGAAATGAGAGGATGTCCCACTCCGTGCGCTCATCCATCAGGTTGACGTGCTCGATGTCGTAGTAAGCGCCGGCTTTTGTCTTGGTGGCGGTCACTTGCGGCGTCAGTCCGCGGCGCTTCGCGAGCGTCGTTGCGATCTGGCTCGACGTCTGGTTCTGGAACTTCTCGGTCGTCTTGGTATCGATGAAAACGCGCGTCAGATCCCGGCCGTGCACGGTCACTGTGTCGCTTGCTATGTCGTAGTCGATCGTATCGACCTGCCCGAAGATGAGCTTCTTCAGATCCTGCGGCGTGAAATAGTCGTAGTCCTCGGGAAAGCCCGCGAATATCTCGACGAACATGTCTTTCTGGCCGCTGAACCAGTTCACGTCAGTAGCTGGCGGCAGTGACGAACCCGCGAACCGGATGGAAAACGTGTCCGCAGACGAAAGCGCGTTGTTTTCCACTTCCCAATCGAGCCATGCGGTACACAGCGTCATTTGGTCGGATAGCGAAGTGCCGAGCGTGACCGCACCTCGCGGCACAGTCACCAATCCGGCAGGCTGTGTCACGAGAATGCGATCAGCACTAGGCATTAGGTACTCCGTCTGAAGATGCCGCGGTATTCGTTGCCGGCAGAGCGATGTTCTGCGTGCCGCTGATGTTCGGATCGCCGCCGAGCGACGGATTGGCCTT